TTGATATCAGTCTTTACATGACGAATATCATCATCATAATATTTTACTTCTGGTAAAGATGAGATCTCATTTCTAAGATCTTCAAAGTAGTCAAGCAACAACTTATCAGTCTTTACACTGTTTTCGTTGAAGTCATTGACCTTTTTGTCAATAGACTTCTTCAGTGAGTTGTACTCACCAAGAATCTGTTTTTTGAGTTTACGATCATCATCCTTAAACTCTTTATGATATTCCCAGATGCGAAGAGATGACTCACGCATCTCTTTCCAAATCTTATCCTTCTCTTCCTTTATCTTTGCCTCAATCTCTTCAGATTTAGTATCAAGTTCTACTTTTGCTTCAAACTTTTTCTTATCAATATCCTCAGAGAGTTCTTTTAAGTTATAGTCAACACGCTCTCTTAAGGTATCAATATGATCATTGACCTTGATAAAATCATCATCAATAACACTAAATGTTTTTCCAATCCATGAAAAATCAGGGACTTCATTTATCTCATTGACCCATTTAGGAAACTTAGGAATAGATTCCTTTACAGCATCAATCGCCTCACAGATCGCAGTGATCTCAGCATCATAATATTTTACTTCAGGTAGATTTGCAACTTCAGTCTGAAGTGTATCAATCCTATCTTCAATCTGGTCTACCTGTTCGTCGTAATATTTGACTTCGGGCAGATCTTTGATTTCTGATCTTACGAGATCAATCTGCTCACAGATTGCCTCTACTTCTCTTTCATAATATCTTACTTCAGGTACTTCTGGGATCTCATCTCTTACCTGAGAGATCTGCTCAGCAAGTTGCTGAAGTTCTTTATCATAATACTTAATCTCTGGAATGTCAGGTATATCTGCTCTGACATCGTTGATAAGTCTGACCAACTCTGGCCAAGGTGGGATTATGTCTTCTACTTCTGCGAAAGTCTCACCATTTAAATCTTCAATGGTCTGAGTGCCTTCTTCTATTTCTTCTTTCTCAATAAAATCTTCAACAGAGGGTAACTCCTCTTCAACTTCTTCTACGATAAATTCATCAACTGACGGAAGATTGCTATTATCAGCAAAATCGTCAACTGAGGGTAAGTCCTCTTTTGACATTTTATTAGTACTTAATACTGTGGGATTTCTCTCCCTGATTTATTTATTATCTTTACTAAGTCCGTCCTTCAACATTTTTGCAAGTTCTGCTGTCGATCCAACAAACAAAGCATTGTTGACAGTAGATGGTCCCTTGACTACTTTATCCTCCTCAACATCTTTCAACTTTTTCTGAAGATCCATCAGTTTATCAGTGGCATCAGACACACTTTTGATTAACTGACCTGCAACTTCATATGCTCTTGGTTGCTCTGATTCTTGAGCAAGTTCAAGCACACCATTCAATGCCTCTTGTCCTTTTTCAATGATTGAGTAAAGATTACCTCTTGTATAGTCATAATCCTTTTTAATGTCATCGGCAACAGCCTTGATCTTATCAATCTTTTTTTCGACGACCTCTGGTTGAACGATGTCATTGTTGACATCAAAGGCATCGTTGAGATCGTCGTACTTTTTCGTCATTTTCATGAGATGTCTCCACTAAATCCAAAGTCGTCGCCCTCTTGAATAAGAGCGTCATCAGCAGCATTAATAACTTTGATTGGTGATCCCTTAACGTGGGATACAACCGTGGTTCCGTCTTGACCTCTTGCAACCGTAATCTTGTTACCAGAGATTGATTTGATAAACAGTTCTTCGCCGTTCAAATCAACATAAGTCTTGGCAGTGAGTACACTTGCGTCTTCAACAGTAAAGACTTTGTTTGTGATCGTGATGTCTTCTGATGTTGTTGTAGCAACTTCTCCAGTGTAATCCTTGATTGCTCTTGGAGTTGCAGTGTAAGTAATATCTCTTGTGGTGCTCTTGGAGTCGCCAGAGATATAAGAGACCTTTGCAACTTTGATGATGTCTCTCGTTGCAGAGGAAACAGGACCGTACATGTAAGTCTTCGCAGTAAAGCGAAGAGTATAAAGAAGAACTCTTCTCTCTTTGAAATCACCAGTATAGTCATCCTCCATGGTTATGTTTTCCAAAACCACAGGGACATCTCTTTTTTCCTTGATACCTTCTATCAGTTCAACGGTCAGATTATATGCTGGTTGAAAATAAGGTAAAATCTGTTCTACGATCTGTAATGCATCATCATTTAACTTGCACATGATTGCAAGTTCAAACTGCATATTATATGGGACGGGCATGAACCCTTTTTTGGTTTCTTCACCTGTATTAGGATCTTTAACTACGAATGTTTGAGTTGTAGTTACTTTTCTCGATGGATCATAAGTCAACCCAGTGAACTCAAATGACATTCTTGGTAATGTCATTGCAGTAGACTTGTTTAAATCTGCTGACTGTTCAAGTCTTGCCAGAAACTTTTGAGTTGGTCCGTAAGCCAAAGGAACCTTAGTAACACTAACGACACTATCAGATGCGTTAGTCGCTTTTATTGTCAAGTTATTGAAGAGAGTACCAAATCCAATGATGGTTCTCCTCAAAATCTCGTTATAAAAATACTCAAACATCGTTAAGGTTTACTAATAAAAACTATTTAGGGAATACCGAACGGATTCTGTTCACTAAAGTCTAGAATAGAATCTGCTTCTGTTTCAATGGTAATATTATCTGCAAATCCATCATCTGCTGGATCAGTGCTAATAACTCTTAGTTGATGTGTTGCTCCTGAAGTTGAACCAACGATGTCCTCACCAACAGTAAAGTCTCCAGCAACATTGTAGATTTCAAGTTCATTAGTTGTGGAATCCCATCTCTTGACTCTTGCAGTTGTGCCACTAATAGATCCTGTAACAACTTCGTTGAAAGTAAAGTTGCCAATGGAGTCAAGATCTGGATTTGCAATCGTGATCGTTGGTGCGACTGTGTAACCAGCACCAGAGTTTGTAAAGTGGATTGCAGTGATTGTTCCTGCAGCACTGACGATTGCAGTTGCGGCAGCGGACACAGTTGAGACACCAGAGATTGTAATAGTTGGATTGACAGTATATCCAGCACCCGCATTTGTAATAGTTGCAAGACCAACAACACCAGTATTAATAACTGCAGTGGCTGCTGCACCTGCTCCACCACCACCAATAAACTGAACACTTGGAGGAACTGTATAACCAGCACCAGGATTAATAACATCCACCTGCTGAACAGATTTAAGTGCTGGATTAAGATTATCAGTGCAAACTCTGATACCACCAATAAAGACAGCGGTTCCTATACCAGTTGTTCCAGTGCTAGGAGCGGAAGAGATCGCAACTCTTGGGAGAGAACTATAGTTACTTCCTCTATTGGATACGACGAAGTTTTGAATACCTCCGTTAAAGAGAGATATGACTGCTGTTGCAGTGACGCCCGTACCCACCAGTGTAAGCGTCTGTGAGGGTCCTGTGAGGGTGCTGATGCCATCTTCTGTCTCACCAGTCAGTTCACCTCCTACAAGGACATCATCGATCTCATCGATGCCAGTATCAATGAGTTCGTCCTCAAGACGGAAGAGCTCACATCTTAGTTCATAGACATAGTTCTTTTGTAGTTGATAGAAAGGTCTTTCGTGCTCAACATACTTAATCTCAAACAATCTATCACCAAGAGGGAAGTAAACTAAATCCCCTTCTTTTGGTCGAGTGGAAAGTTTGACGTTTGTCTCGTTCTTTATCAAAGGTTGGATATAGTTTTCCCATCTTTCTTTAGATATGATCAAGTTTAGTTCATTTGTAGCTTGAATACCAAACTTAGATAAAAGAGTTGGGTTGTCACCATATCCATCAACGTTTTCTACATAAGCTTCAATAGGATATGCATCATCAAAAGTTGATTGAATAACTTCTCTAATGACAGTATTCTCAGTGACATACTTCCTTGGAAGGTAATGCACCTCAACACCATACATCTTCAACTGTTCGTTGATTAGATCTTGGAGCAGATTTTGCTCTGTCCTAGCGCCTTGTTGGAAGTAAGGATTAAGCAT